ATTTCGGTGATGGCGTTACCCAATTGAACTCAATCACCCAAGTAGCCAACATGCTAGCCCAATACCGCGCCTATGGCTCGGCAATGGACTATGATCTGAAAGTCTACTGGCCATTAACCGTTACCCCTAACATTTCATCTAGCGCAGCGAATCAATTTGTTATCAAGCGAAACGAAGAAATCATGAGTAAGTGGATGGTTTCTGACTGGCAAGGTGTTGAATTCTATGAATCAATGTTACTACCCACCCATACAGCAGGTAATGTAGGTAACCAAATTGGTTCATCGAATATTTTGACAGTTATAAATACTAACGATCCAACGGGCAACAACATCACCCAGATTACCTTTAGTGGTGCTGCTGCAAGTGACTTTGATGCTATCAAGCAATACGATGGGTTTACCTTCTTAGACAACGTTGGTTCTTTGCCGAATCAGCGTTATTTAACGTTTGCTGGTCACATCCAAAATGGCTTGGTGCCTGTGCAATGTCAAATCACTGCTGATGCTGGCTCAACAGCCGGGGGCCAGGTTACTGTCAGTATAACCCCTGCGCTCTGTGCTACGCCCGGCAATCAAAACCAGAACTTAACGTACAACGTTGTTGCTGGCATGCAGGTTCAGGTATTGCCAAGTCACATTTGCGGGATGATTGTTGGTGGTAATGCATTGTTCTTCGCAATGCCTCCTTTGCCCGATCAATCACCTTACATCACTAGCCGTGAAAGGGATCCAATCACTGGTATCGCAACTCGTTTGTACACCGGTGCTATTCCTGGACAAAACGAAATTACATGGTGGCATGACTGTATTTATGGGGCTGACGCAGTTCCTGAATACTTAATGAAGATTGTTATTCCGTTAACGTAATGAGCTGGCGTTCGGTCGGCGGTGTTGCGCGCTGCCGGCTGGACTTTTAGGTGATATCAATGGCGACAGCATTCACATCTGGCGAGCTAGTGAATTTGGCCTGGGATTTAACCGGGGCAGTGAGTAGCGGTTTGCAAACTGTAAGTGGTGAGCAGTTCCAGATTGGGATGGATGCTCTTAATGAGCTATTGGCTATCAATACAGCAAATATGGGTTTAATACCATACTTCAAACAACTTGATTTTAATGGTGTTATTGGGCAGGAAGAATACTTCTTTACTGGATTGATTCAAGTTGAGACATTAACTTTCCAGATTCCTAATAATCCAACGCCTAATGATACAGTGCGTTTCCCTATGTCTCGTAAGACGCGAGAAGATTACTTCGCAACACCTCGTGCTAATGGTATTTCCTCCCTACCTTATATTTACCATACCGAGCGTGCATTTAATGGTACTAATATTTACATCTACTTTACTCCCGACCAACCATATGTATTCACGTTGTGGGGAAAATTTAGCTTAGCTCAAACAGTTCCATTGCAGGATTTATCCCAAGTCTACGACCTATACTACCTTGTTTACATGCGTTATGCTGTAGCATCCTTCATTTGCGAAAGACAGAATATTATCCCCCCTCCTTCTGTTGATAAGCGCCTGAAGATGTTTGAACAGCAAATTAGGGGTACAAGTCCAACTGACTTTACCCAAAAGATTCAATGTCCATTCAATGGCAATTACTCTCCAAACTATGCCTACGCTAATGCGTCTGCTGGTTATGTCCCAACCGGGTGGGGGTATTAATGCAACCAAGAGCACAGAGGCCAGAAGAAGAGATCCCATTAATGATAGTGGGTGGCAACGAATATGGTCGTTTCCCAAAAATTTCAGATGCCCAGACATTCAATATGGTTATTTCTGATAATTGGCTCGTTCCCTATGCCGGGTACAAAAAAGTATTACAAATAACTACAAGGGACTTTGTAGGCAGAGCAATTTATACATCCACGCGTGGCGGTTTCATGATTGCTGTGATTGGTAATACCGTTTACAAGATTCAGGGAACAATCACATCCTTGAATGCGCAGGCTATCTTCGATCTCAATACCTACACAGGTGATGTATTCATAGATGAAAATAATGCATCCCAAATTTGTATCGCAGATGGCCAAAATTTATGGGTTTATAACTGGTTTTTAAATACCATTGAAGCAGCCACCTTACCCATTAACACCCAAACAGGATTACAAATTAAGCCTGGATATGTCACATTTCACGATACTTATATCATCGTGCCTGATTTGGATTCATCTTACTGGTATCTATCTGCTCCTAATGATGCTCTTAATTGGCTTTGGGGTGCAGGTGACGTAGCCGTTGCTGGAGCACTGCAAACAAAGCCAGACAACTCTGTTGCAGTTTTGCGTGCTCCTGGCAAAGGCTCATTAATCTATGTGTTTGGTGAGAATGTCACTGAAATGTGGAACGATGTGGGCGCGCAATTATTTCCATACCAACGTAATAACTCCACATCCATAGACTTTGGATGCTTGAGTCCATCTACTATCGCAGCCATGGGTGAACAAGTTATTTTCTTAGGTATCAATGAACGCTCTGGCCCAGTAATTATTTCTTGCACAGGTTCTAATGTTAAAGAGATATCTACTGATGGAATTGATTACAAGTTAGAGAGATTAGTTAATCCCGCGCAATCTTACGCATTCTTCTACAAAGAAGCGGGACATACTTATTATCAGCTTACATTTACCGATCCAGCTGACAACATTAGCTTCTTGTATGATGTCGATATGGATAAATTCTTCACGCCTACCGATGAAGATTTAAATTATCATCCAGCAGAAAGAGTAGCATTTTTCAATAATACCTATTACTTCGTGAGTCTGAATGATGGGAATCTGTATGAGCTGAGCTATGCATATACGAATTATGATTATACGGATCCATCTACAATAGCGCCCAATCCAAATACGCCAGATGTAAAGACTATACCGCGTATACGCATATGTCCTCCATTGCGTAAATCAGATAATTCTAGATTTGTATCTACCACGTTATCTTTCCCTATAGAACAAGGGCAAGACACTTACTTTAAAAAGAATTTATTGTCTTACATCACAACTGAAGATGGTTTGATTATCACCGAAGAAGCGCAACCTGGTTATGTTGGGGCTGGATTAGGGTTTGAGTATACATTGAATCCTTACATGCCACGCATTGATATATCAGTATCGCGCGATGGCGCTGAGAGCTTCACGGGATATTTGGGATTAGAAATGAATCCATTGGGCAAAAGAAAGAATCGCGTGATGTTTAATAATTTGGGAGAAGCAAATGATTTGACATGCCAATTTAGATTTTATTCTTTATCGAGAATGGAAGCAGCTAATGGTGTTATGGAAATTCGCAAGAATGAAGTGGAGGTCAGGCAATGAGTTTTGAAAGCCCATATTCATTAGAGTTTCCTAGTTATGTGAATGGGAAAGTTACTACATCAGAAGTAAAGGTGATGGGTAAAGATGTAAAAGTTGAAAGTGATTTTACGCCTGACTGGAATCAATACATGTCGCAGTTGACGTATCAATTGCAGATTAATTTGTCGCCTGAGGGGATTACATTGCCATCGCAAAATACTGCGAATATTGCAGCACTGGTGGCATCTGCAGTTGAGAATGGAAAGGTTAACAATAAGATTTTGATTAATAGTGATACGGGCGATGTTCAGGCAATTATTGGCGGCGTATTAAAAACGTTCGTATTGGTTTGAGGTGAGATATGTTTGATTGGTTATTTGGTGGCTCTGAAAATCCTGCTGATGCAGCATTAGATTTGTATTCCCTGGAAGACATGGAAAACATGCTAATGGAATGGTATGGGCCATACCGTGAAGCGGGTATGAGGGCTTTGCCGACATTGGAAGAGCAAATGATGATGTTATTAACCAGTCCATCCACCACTTATAACATGCTGTCATCTGGGTATGAAACATCTCCTGGATATGAATTTCAACAGCAAGAAAATATGAATGCGGCCAATAGTGCGGCAGCAGCAGGCGGGATGGCCGGCACTCCGGCACATCAGCAACAAGCCATGAATATGTCGCAAGGTACAGCTGCGCAGGATTATAACAACTACATGAATCATATGATGAGTTTGTATACACAAGGTTTGGGTGTTGGAAATAATATTAATCAGATGGGTTATAACGCATCGAGTGCTATTGCGCAGGATTTAGCTAGATTTATGGGTGCTCAGATGGGATTGACATATCAGGGTGCGGCGCAGCAGCAGGCAATGAGTTCAAGTTTAATGGGCGCTTTAATGGGGCTTGGCGGGACTATTGGTGGCGCGATGTTAGGGGGGCCTGCAGGTGCTGCGGCAGGTGGTGCAGCTGGGAAATCAGCGGCTAAGGCATTTTAAGGGTGAACTATGGCATTTAACATTCAATACGCACCAGCAACTACTAATCCGGTTGAGAGCTTTTTTGGAGGCATGCAAGGCGTGCAGAAAGGCTATACCAGTATGCTGGAGCAGCAGAAATCCAAGAAGGAATTGAATTATTTAGATAGAAAGTTATCTGCTGAAATAGAAGGTATGCTTGCCTTAACGGAACAAAGAAAAGCTGACACGGCCATGACTCAGGCCCAGGCTGCTGAAGTAGCGCCTAATGCAGCTATGCAAAGATATTCACAGCAACAATCCGGATTGCTTTCTGCCATGGAGAGGCAATTGAAAGAAAAATATGGGGCTCAACAAGCCCAAGCGGATATAAATTATAAAAATGCGATAGGAAGCTCTGCAGTTTCCAATTCCCAGATAGCGGATATAAATGCGAGGATTGCTGCGGCTAAATTGCCCGCGGAAATAGATGCAATCAAGTTGCAAAATGAAATTTTAAAACTTGAAAGAGATACCTTAAATGGCGCCATGAATCCAGGCAATTCATCTGCTACTAATTCGGCAGTAAATGGCCAATCATTTTCACCTCAAGGAAAAGAGCCTGATGTGTATCT